TCAGTCTGCGAGCACGTCGAACTGCTCGAGTACGGCGGTGTGGTCAGGTAGGTAAGTGACTTCCACGGCGTAGCGATCCTCTGTCGTGCTCAGGTGTGCGTGGTTGAGCTGGTGCTGCGCTGCCTCGATCCCGGCCTCATCGCGCAGGAACGTCGCGACCGTAGAGCGGAACTCCTTCGGCACGCGACCTTCAAACTCCGTCCCCTTGAGTGCGGCGTGCCACTGCGTACGGAAGTTGTCAGGGATGCGCGGCGTCAGTGTGGAAGACGGGAAGACGAGAGGTGAGATCGAGTTCACGCGGCGACGAAACAGCATGCGTGACGCGAACTGCGGCAACGGCGTGTTGATCTCCTTGTGGTTCTTGCGGTGCCGCTGGATGTGCCAGCGGCCGTTGGCGTCCTTCGCCATCGTTGCACCGAGCCCGACGCGGGCCGGAGTCTGCGTCAGGTCAACGAACTCCCATTCGGTCGCGAAGATCTCGCCCGGACGCCAGCCCGTGGCAAGGAACATGTCCACGGGGTCGGCGAGGTCGCTCACTCGAGGCATGCCGCGCTTGTCGGTCCCGGCGTCCCACTCGCGCAGGATCTTTCGGAGTTCGGCCACTTCCTTCAGCGTGAACGCGCGGGGCTTGCCTGCGGGCTTGGGAACGGCGGCGACGCTGAGCATCGGGTTACGGTCGAGGGCGCCGTGGCGCGCCGCGAGCCCGAACATGCCTCGGAGGAGCACGGATGCGATCGACGCCGTCGAAAATCCGGCCGAGGCCGTCTTGACCTTCAGGAACTTGTCAAGCGCCGGCACGCCGCACTCGCGTAGTCGTCGATCGCCGATGCCAGCCTTGATGTGGTTTTCGAGCACAGCGCGGTATCGGTTCAGCGTCCCGGCGGGGACGTCCTTGCTCGCCTTATACTCCGTCCACCACGCATCGGCGAGGTCGCGCAGTCGGCTGTCGCTCGTGAGTGCATCGTCGCCGTTGATGCTGAGGCGGTCGCGAACGGCTTCCTTCACTGCGTTCTTCGCGGCGGTGGCAGTCGCCCCTACTCGACGCATCTGGCGCGTCGTGCCGTCGAAATCCCGATAGCGGGTCTTTGCCTCCCAGCGTCCCTTGCTGAGTTGCTGGGTGCGAATCTCGCCATGCGTCTGGATGGGGAGGGGTGGCCTAGCCATAGACGAGTCCTCGGTGTGTGAAGCGGCGGAGGGCGGATTGAGAGCGGCCGTGACGTGGCCGGACGTACGTAACGCCGCGAAGTCGGGTGAGACAGTTTTGCTCGAAGAAGTGGATCAGCTCAACCGTCACGCCGAGTTCGTCGGCGATGTGATTCTGCTCAGGGTTGAGCGCTTCAATGTGTGCGTACTCGGAAGGGTTGATCAAGAGGCTGGCGGCGTAGAGATCCGCCTGAAGCTCATTGCGCGCGCTATCGCACCTGTGGCCGTAATGCGCGTGCCCTAGCTCGTGAGCAACAGCGACGCGCGCCTCATTCGGAGTGAGTGACCAGTCGTGGTAGATCCGCCCCTCGTCAGGGGACCAATACCCGTGCACGTCCTCGTCGAGGTGTGACACGTGTATCTCGATGCCTTGTGCGGCGGCGAAGCGGATCAATTCGAGCAAATGCGTTTCCCTACTCAGCGTGCGGTTCGTGGGCCTTCTTGCGTCCACGCTTCGCAGCGAGCGCGTAACCCGCCTTCGGCCCCCTCGGGGTTACGTGGATGTCATCCTCTGTGACGTCACCGACATTCGCGCGGCCGACCTCTGCAGCAACAGCATTGACCGCAGCACGGCCAGCGCGCGATCGGCGCTCGCCATCCAGCGCTTGAAGCATTCCGCCGATCATGCCGACCCAAGACTCAACGTCGGGGTCAAGCGAATTGCCTTGCGGGGTGATGCCGAGCGCGTCCGTGATGCGGGTCAGCACGGCTTGCTGCGGAACCGTGGCGGCGTTCTCAATGTTCGAGATCGTTTGCCGGGTTGTGCCCGCGCGCTCTGCGAGCTCCGCCTGCTTCAGCCCGAGTTCAAAGCGGCGTTCGCGCACGAGAGCGGCCAGCTGGGCGCGCTCGTTCGCGGTCATGCGTGCAACATCACTTTTTGACATGGCATCACCGTACCATGCCAAGTAAATCAAGGGTAGTGAGGCACTTGATTTGACATACGCCCACGACACGGCTTCATTATTTGGCGCAGCTGAGGCTTCATGACAAAGAGTCGTGTTAGGTTTTTGACATGGCAACAGGGGCAGCAAGCATCGGGGCGGCAATCCGCGAGATGCGCACAGGAGCAGGACTGACGTTGAAGGCCGTCGCATCGAACGCGGGTACTTCGATTGCGTACCTCTCCAAGGTTGAGCGGGGCGAGTTCCTTCCGTCCCGCGACTACTCGGTGCGCGTCCTCAACTTCATCACCACGTACGAGCTTCAGCGCTCGGCGAAGGCAAAGGCCGCGGCATGAGTGCGTGGAAGACGCCGGTCGAGGCGGCAGAGCAGACCGGATTCGCGGTGAAAACGCTCGCCAACTGGCGAGCGATGGAACCGCCGAAGGGGCCATCCTTCCGGCGCATTGGTCGCGCGATCCGCTACGACGCGGCGGAGCTTGATCGCTTCATGGAATCCAACGGGGTAACGGCCTAACGCTCTCATCCTCCCGACTTGGGCGGGGCATCTCTCAGACAGAGGTGAGAGCACGACTCGGACAGCCGCCGAAATCAGGCGACGTACGTCCGAACGTCACAGCACTTTGACAACTCCACAGAGGAACGATCCGACCGGCTGAGAGCAAGGCTCTGCCGAGTCCATCGATCGAGACGAAAGCACGCGGGCGATGATCCCGCGCACCCGACCCGGCCGCCGAGCCGGTCCAGCCGCTCATGTCTCGATCCTCCGACCGCGGTAACCCGTGTGTCGGTCGGATCAAGTCACCCTGACCACCTGGTTGCGCGTACTCCGCGCACGGTGGCCGAGGCGGGTTCGATTCCCGCTCAGGGTACGGAGCGCCTGGGGCGCTCGCGTCGCGGGCTGGGGCTTCCGCGGCATGGGGTCGGGATTCTGGGGATCCCGACCCCTCCACATTCCACTTCACAGAGAGGGGCACGGCTGTGTCCATGACTTCGGCGCCGACGATGGCGCACATCGCTGATCCGCAGGCCGAAGCGACGGCACGCGCCGCCGCCAAGGCAGGGATGACGGTCGCCGACTGGGTGGCCTTCACCGACCACCTCGAGGCGATCCACACGAACCGCCGCATTACCGAGCGAGAGCTGCAGAGCATCCCGCGCTACACCGACGGAGCAACAGCATGACGAGCTTTCTCGACAAGGCGCGAGCCTTCGGAATGATCGCCGAGCACCTGCCGCCGAAGAAGCGGAAGAAGACGGCGAAGCACATCGCGAACCTGATCGTAGGGAAGGTCGGCAGGCCGCGCCCCACGGCTCCGCAAGCCGCGGGCGGCGCTCAGCCGCCCCGCGAGGTCGTTGACCTTTCCGAGCACACCGAAACGGCTTCCTTCCTGGTCGACCACGGCTACACGGGAGCGAAGCTCGCTATCGCGACAGGGCAGCTGTCCACCTACCTCGCGAAGCACTCGAACCTCACGAAAGAGGCCGCGATGCGGGTCTGGCTGAGTGAGCAGAAGCCGAAGGAGGGGGCCGCGTGAAGGTGCTCGTCTGCGTGCTTGCCGCGCTGTCCCTGCTCTACCTGATCGGCGCGATCGTGAAGGCCATCGCTCCCAGCGCGTTCCCCTTCGAGGCGGTCGCCTGGGTCGGACTGATTCTGATCTTCGCTTGGGCGTGGATCGACGGAAAGGAGGCATCGAATGCCTATCGCACTCGTACGGTCGTCTGACGAGAAGGCGTGGCACCGCGAACGCGATCGCCGCGTCACGAAGACGGATGCAACCCGCCTCGTCGGTGCTGGGATCTCCACGTTCAAGCGGATCCGTGCCGAGAAGACGGAGGGCGCGACGTTCACCGGTAACGCCGCGACAGAGCGCGGACATCGCCTCGAGCCGATCGTTCAGGCGTGGGTGCTCGACAAGCTCGGCATTCCCGCATCGAACATCCTCTACGCGAACGAGCATCAGCCGATGCACGCGGCGACGCCCGACTGCGCGGGGGAGGACGAAGGCGAGTGGATGCTCGCCGAGATCAAGACGACGCGCGAGGACTGGAAGCACGGCCTGCCTCGGAAGATCATCCACGATGCGCTGTGGCAGAAGCACGTCATGGGGGCCGGGTACGTCGCCGTCGTGTGGTGGCAGGTCGATGAACAGGGCCAGCCGCTCACTCTCGAACCGCAGCTGGTCGAGATCCCGGACGATCCGGCCGAAACTCAGCGCCTCATCGACGGCGCGAACGCCTATCTGGCATGGGTGGATGCCGGGTGCCCCGACACCGACGACAACGGCACGCCGCTGGAAGTGCTCGAGGCGATCGAAACCATCTGGCGCGCCAAGCCTGCCGAAGCGGTGGTGCGCGCCTGGCTCGAAGAGAACGAGGGCAAGCCGCAGAACATCACGTCGGCGCGCGGCGTGCTCCGCTATTCGGTCACAGATGGCGACGAGTTCGACAAGGCCGCGTTCCTCGCCGCCGACCCCGACGCCGCCGCGGTGATTGCGGAAGCCGAGAGCCTGCTGAAGCAGGCGCAGAAGGAGTACCGCATGCCGAAGGTCCGGTCCTCGCTCAACATCACCCCACCGAAGGAGGTCGAGGCCGCGTGATCCTCAACCCGAGCCCGCCCGCCCCGCCGATGAACCGCGCACAGCGCCGCGCCCGTCGCCAGGAAGTCATTCGCGCCGAGCGTGCTCAGCGCCGTTCCCGCGCCCGCATTCAGCGAGCGCTCTCGACCTACAAGGAGTCCGCGTCATGAGCAAGTCCCCATTCAAGTTCCAGTCCCTGCCGTCGAACCTGTCGCGTCTCGACCCCGCCGCGAACCGGCCGCCGAAGCGTCTCGTCCCGGAGCGTCGCGGGCAGGAGTTCCAGCCCCACGGCACGGACAGCGTGGGAGTGATCGTGTCGGATCCGCGCCGCAACCGCAAGACGGTGCAGTACCGCTTCCGGCACGACCCCGACACCCTGCACTCGATGGACGCGCACGAGTTCACCGACCGCTTCGCGCGCCTGCTGCCGATCGTGCGCAAGCCGATCCGGCTCCCGGCCGGCCTCACCCCGATGACGATTCGAAAGGCGGCGGCATGACCGACGACTACCAGTCCATCCCTGTCGCCGTGGCTCGCGCCGCGGTGCAGGAGTCCGGGCAGCTCGAAGGCGTCGAGGGGCCGCTGTTCCTCGCCGAAGAGGGCGCGCAGTGGTTGCCGTTCTTCTCGAAGACGCTCTACGGCGCGGATGCGCACCCGGAGTTCGCGAAGGTCACGGTGACTCGCAAGGGGCAGAAGCCCCGCGAGGTCGTGATCGCGTGGGGCGAGTACGCCGAGCAGATGGATGCCGACCCTGCGTGGGACGCGATCCGAGCGAGCAAGCCGATGGCCGTCTTCGGCGGCGAGGCGGAGCGCCATTCCTACAAGGTGGTTTTCGCCGACGTGCTCGACAAGCTCGAGCGGACGCGCGCGCCCCGACCGGACGCGAGTGCGGAGACGCAGACGGATGCGTGGGAGAAGCCGCGCGCATGGCGTGATGAGATCGCCAGCGCCGACGCATCCGCACTCGACGCTCTGCTGGACGAGGCGCGAGCGGCCGGAGCGCTCGCCAAGGATCCCGAGCTGCAGGGCGCGTTCATGGATCGGGTGCTGACGCTCGAGCAGAAGCCGAAGGCCGCGCCGACTCCGGCGCCGGTTCCGCGTCCGCAGGAGCCGCGTCGCGATAAGCCGAATCGGCGTCGGCGATGATCGCGGATCAGGCGGGGGAGGCGCGTTCGCCCGCTGAGGCGTGGGCGCACCTCCGGGCGAGGGCTGAGCGGCACCGGCTGACGAATCCTCAGACGCCGCCGGAGATCGATCAGGAGCTGCGGGAGATCGAAGCTCTCGGCTTCGAGATCGCCGACTTCCAAGCGCAGGCCGCGACCAATCTCGATGAGGCGCGGCGGGTGCTGAACGCGCGCCGCTCGGTGCTGATGCCGAAGTACGAGATGCGAGGGCGCACGCAGACCGTGCTCAACAGTCTCGTGGAGGCGGAAGCGGCCGTCGAGGTCGCCGAGGTCGCGCAGCTCGCCGTGATCGTCGATCACGCCCGCCGGATCGCGCGGGCACTGTCGTCGAAGCACATCGGCCTGCAGAACACGAACAAGGGGCTGCAGCCCCTCGCCGCCGCGAGCTTCCGGCGGTCGCCGTGAGGTCGCAGCTCGTGGCTCTCGGCGACCTGGCAACCGTGCCGGTGGCCGCCGAGGTGCAGGACGCAATCGAGCGGGCAACGGCGGTAGCGCATGAGGCGCTCTGCCAGGAGCTTGCCGCCTTCGGGCTCACGCCTCTGGACATCGTGATTCCCGAGTACGAGCAAGTCATCTACGAAGACGAGGTGCCGATCTTCTCGGCCCTGGAAAGGAAACGACGTGAAGTCGAGAGAGACGAAGCGTGCCGAGGCTGAGAAGCGACAGGCGGCGCACGACGAGCTGACGACGGTCGGCAAGCTGGCGAAGCTCGACGACCGCCGCGGAGAGTCGAAGCGCGAGAAGGCGCGACTGCTCGAGGGAGTGGCCGCGTGAAGCGCAAGCGCAAGGGGCGGGTGCTGCTGCTCTACCTGAGCACGCGCACCGGAGTCCGCGGGATGCGCCTCTGGCGCACCGACCGCGAAGTGGCTCGGCAGTGGGGCAGTCTGAGGCTCGGCGCGGTCGCCGACTGGGAAGCTGAACTGCTCGCCGATCGGGCGTGGGGGCGGCTGTTCGCCTGGTGAAGCCCCTGCGCCTATCCGGGCGCATGCTCGCACAGCGGAATCGTCTGATCGATTACCGCGAGATGCAGGCGTGCGCCCGGTGCGGGGCGGAGATCTGGAACAACGGATCTCGCCATCACCGCAAGCTCCGCTCCCGAGGGGGCGGCGACGAAGTTTCGAACGGCGTCCTGCTCTGCGGATCAGGCACGACCGGGTGCCACGGCTGGGCGCATGCGAACCCCGCCGCGGCGACACTGCTCGGCTTCATCGTGCCGAGTACGGCTGACCCTGCCCGCGTGCCGATCTTGCACGCGCTCTACGGCTGGGTGCTTCTCAACGACGAGGGGACGGCCGTCGAGTGCGCCCCTCCTGACTGAAAGGGCCAGGGCGATGGTCGGTGACATGACGTGAGCTTGGCCTTTCAGATGGCCGTCGAGCAGTACCACGCGATCCGCGACGAGTACGAGGTGGTCGTGATCGCGGCCTACGAACGTGCCGTGGAGGTCACGAACGGCGCCATGGTGAATCGCCGTGGTGAAGCCAAGGGCATCTCCGACTGGGATCTGTTCACGCATAACACCGCGTACGCGATGGCCTACGCATCAGAGGAATTGGTCGAGCACTGGGCGCGGTATCCGCGGCCGACGTTCGCCGCGTTCGAAAGGCAGATGATCGCGTGATCGTTGCACTAGATCATTTCGCGGGGACCGGCTGGGGCGTTGCGTGCCATTGGCTTGGCATCCGTGAGCACGGGGTTGAGATCATGAGGGAGGCCATCCGCACCCGAAGCGCGGTCGGTTTCCGGACGGTCTACCGTGACGTGTGGGCGGGCCTGTTCTTTCCCTGGCTCGTGCCGTTCCACACGCTCTATATCGCGTCCCCTCCCTGCCAGACGTTCTCAATCGCTGGGAGCGGGTCTGGCCGCCACGCGCTCGAGCAGGTGCTGAGGCTGATCGACGCCGGGACGTGGAAAGACCCGGAGAAGCTGCGTGCGGCCGGCGCCGAGCTCGGCGACGATCGCACCGCGTTGGTGCTGACCCCGCTCGCGCACATCTGGGCGCATCGTCCGAAGCTTGTCGCGCTCGAGCAGGTGCCGACCGTGCTCCCCGTCTGGGAGGCGGTCGCCGAGGTGCTTCGCAGCCTGGGATATTCCGTCTGGACCGGCAACCTACAGGCGGAGCAATACGGAGTGCCGCAGACGCGAAAGCGGGCCATTCTCATGGCTCGGCTCGACGGCCCGGTATCTCCGCCCATCGCAACCCATTCGCGCTACTACTCGCGTGAGCCTGATCGGCTTGACCCTGGCGTGCTTCCATGGGTGTCGATGGCGCAGGCTCTCGGCTGGGAGAAGGGTGCACTGGTCGGTTTCCCGCGTCTCGCGGACGGGCAGGAGTCCGTCGAGATCGAGGGCGTGAGCTACCGTGCGCGTGACCTCCGCAGCTCGGAGTCTCCGGCGCAAACGGTCACTGAGAAGGCGCGGTCTTGGAGCGCGTGGGACGACGACGGAGTGCGGCGAATCGGCCCTTCAGAAGCCGCAGTGCTGCAGTCATACCCGTCGTGGGCGTTCGAGCGCCCCGCCACGACCATCGCAGGTGACTCAAGAGTGTGGGCGCCGGGCCACAAGGTCAACGCCGCCGACATCGCGCGACTAGGTGCTGCGGAAGCGCGCGCTAAGTACGGTGACCGCGCGGGCACTGGTGCGTATCGGATGACGGTCGACGAAGCCGCCAAGCTGCAGACTTACCCGGTGTGGGCTGCGCAGGCCGCCGCGCCGCAGTCGACCCCAAGCGCCTTCCTAGGCGCGGGAGGGGGAGCGAGCGAGCGAGTCCAGCAGAGAGCGCGTGGAATCGGTGAGCCTGCTCATACCGTGACGGGGGCACGTTCTGCGGCCTTCCTCGAGGCGGGTGCATGGCGCCAAGCGCGCCCGGCCGAGTTGGCGGGGCTGCAGTCGTTCCCAGCGCCGTTCCCGTTCCAGGGCACCCGCGGGAAGCAGTTCCTGCAGATCGGCAACGCTGTGCCGCCGTTGCTCGCGAGAGCGATCCTCGCGGCGCTTGTCGCTCCCGCGGCCGAGTCGGTCGCTGATGAGATCGATGCCGAGTGGGCGAACTTTGCTCTGCTTGAGCCGAGCTACGCCTGAGCCCCTGGACGCCTACTCGCCCCGCGCGTAGGCGTCCAGGAAGCGGTTGATCGCGTCGGTGATGGTTTCGCCGCGTCGAGCGGCTTCCTGCTTCGCCGCCTGCCAGCGATCGGCGGGGACGCGCACGGAGCGCGGCGGCGTGTGGGTCTCTTTCACGCCTCGACCTCGGACCATACGAACGAACCGCCGCCGATGCTGAGGAATGTCTGCCCGTCGATCTCGACCTCTTCGACGTACTCGGCCTCTTCGCCCTCGTACTGCGGGTCGGTGACGCTGGGTCGGTCGCCGTTCCAGGCGAGCACGAGTGCATCGGGGTTGTCCCCGGCGGGGAACATCGCCGCGAGGGCATCGCGGTGCGCGGCGATGGTGGCCCGGTCGAAGATCGGCAGGGCGAAGCCGTTCCAGTGGCGGTTGTCGTCAGGGAGGAACGCTGGGAGGGTTGCGTCGCTTTCGAGGCTGACGGTGCCGGGTCGGTATCCGCGGGGGGCGCTGGTGCTCTGCGTGCTGTTCATGTCGATCACCATAGCTCGTGTCAATACACGGTGTCAATACACGGTGGCGGGGGGCCGCTGTCGTCCACAGCGGCCCCGCTGGCGCTATGCGCCGGTTGCCGCGTCGCCCGCGCTGGGCTCGTGTGCCGCGATCTGCGCCTCGAGCGCTTCGATTCGGTCGAGCGCATTGGCGATGTAGCCCGCGAGGAACCGCAGTGCGTTGTTGGTGTTGATCTGGAAATCGACGTCGCTGATGTCGTCGGTTACGCGCAGTCCGCCGTTGCGTCTACCGCGGTATGCCTGGATGCCGGCCAGGACGTTCTCTGAGTTCCATTCTTCGTTGGTGAAGGTCATCATTCTTGCTTTCATCTACGGTCCGCGCTCTAAGGGCGCGAATCCTATACCCATTCTATCACGAATGCAAATCCCTGATTTTGGAAGGGGCGCTGATGTCGCGAAACACGACCACTATCTACGCGGTGTACTGGCCCGCGCACGGCGTCCTCAAGGTGGGGCGCACGCGCAGCTCGTCCCGAATCCGGGCGTTCGTGGACACGGGCGCCGAGGTGTTGCTGATGATGCGCGACAGCCCTGTGGCGCACGAGCGCGCCGCCCTAGACGCACTGCGGGCCACGTTCCCGCGGGCCTTCGCGCACTGGCGCGAGTCCGAACAGATCATCCCGCGAGGTCGCGGGTTCTCCGAGTGCTTCCGTGTCGCGATGACCAAGCTCGCCGACGCGGTGCGAACGATCATGAAAGGCATCGTCCGGTATGACCTTGACCAGACAGAGAGCGATAACGCCGGAGATCTTCGCGCATCCGGCGCTGGTGAAGCTGCCGACAGCGGTACGACTCACCGAGGTGGGGCTGCGGATGCATGCCGACGACCACGGCCGGGGGATGGTGCGCCTGAGGGCGATCCTCGCGGACGTGTTCCCGGAGACATCGGAGATCACCGAAGCGACCCTGGTGGATCACCTGCTTGCGTTGGCCGAGGCCGACGTGATCGTGCTCTACGACATCGAGGGGCAGAGCTTCTTCGAGTTCGTCGACTGGCCGAAGGTCGACCGCGCGGGAAAGCCGACCGTGCCCTCCGCTCCACCGTTCGCGCGATCGTCGCGACGCTCTCGCGACTGGTTCGTGGCGGGGGAGAGCGAGAGAGGGCGAGAGCGAGAGAGCGAGTGGGAGAGGGAGAGCGAGAGCGAGCGAGGGCGAGAGAGCGAGTCATCCTCTCGAATGTCTCGCGAGGGGCTTCCTCCGGATCCCTTCTGCCCTGAGCATCCGGGCGGGATCGAGCAGCCTTGCATCGCCTGCCAGAATGCGCGGCTGAGGAATCAGCACTACAAGGATCGGCTTCGCTACGAGACTGCCCGCGAGATGCGAGGTGACTCGTGAGCGAGGTTCGGCACACGTACGAGTCGCCGGGCGGTGTCGAGGTCGCGCTGATCCTGCCTGAAGAGTTCGAGGCGCCGGAGTCGATCACGATCCGACGTGCGAGCGATGGACGCGACGGCGTGGTGCGCCGGGTGCGGTCCCGCCGAGCTCCCACGCGGTCGAAGACGAAGCCCGTCGCTGCCCGCACGATCCCGGACGACTTCGCCGTAACGGATGAGATGCGGGATTGGGCGGCGCGTGAGGTGCCGTCGATCAACGTGGACGTGATGACGGCCGAATTCGTCACGTACTGGCAGGGGCTCGGCCGCCCGATGGCGGACTGGGCGGCTACCTGGCGCAACTCGATGCAGAAGCGGCATCGCTGGAACGTCGAGAAGGGCTGGAAGCCCAAGAGCAGGGCGACGCCTCGGGATGAGGATGCGCGTGCGAAGTGGTGCCGTGAGCACGGGCTCACGGTCGAAGAGTACGAGGCCCGGAAGGGGGATGCCGAGTGGCTGGACATGATCAAGCGTCGGGGCGTGGTGAGTCCGTGATCTGGGATCGGGAAGCTGAGCGCGCTGCGCTCGGAGCCATGATGATCGATCACCGCCGAGCGTGGGATGTGCTCGATCTGGCGCAGCCCGCCGACTTCCACGATCCGGCGCACGAGTCGATCGCTGAGGCGGTTCGGCGGCTGTTGATGCGAAAGGCCGGCACGGATGCCGTGCTGGTCGAGGATGAGCTGCGGGTGATGGGCGTGACCATCCATCAGGGACCGGCTTACCTGTTCGATCTGACCTCGGCGGCGACCTCTGCGGCGCTGGGCGAGCACTATGCGCGGATCGTCGCGGAGATGGCCGTGCGGCGCCGACTGCAGGCCGCCGCGGATGCCGTGCGGCTGCTGGCGGCGGACGCGAGCGTGGCGGCGCCTGAGCAGGTCGAGGCGGCGCGTGCGGCGCTCGACGGCATCGTGGCGGGCAAGTCGGATGCGCACCTTGTCGGGGCGACGATCGACGACACCGTGGCGTCGCTATTCGAGACGCCGGAGTTCACGCCGACGCCGTGGCGCGACCTGAACGGGCTGATCGACGGGTGCCGGCCCGGATGTCTGTATATCGTCGGCGCGCGGCCCGCGACGGGCAAGACGATGATCGGCCTGAACCTCGCTGTGGAGCTTGCTCGCACGGGCAAAACGTCCGTGTTCGTCTCGCTCGAGATGTCCGAATCGGAGATCCACAAGCGTCTGATCGCGCAGCTCGGCGAGATCAATCTGAAGGCGATCAACACGGGCGCGCTGACCGATCGTGACTTGCCTCGGATTCAGGCGGCGCAGGACGAGATCCGGTCGCTGAAGCTCGCGGTGCTCGATGATCCGGCCGTGACGGTCGCGCAGATCCGAGGGTACGTGCGCACGATCTCCCGGACGCAGGAGATCGGGTCACTCACGGTCGACTACGTGGGACTGCTGCAGGGTGACCCGTCGAAGGACCGGCGGCTGCTGATCGGCGAGCTCTCGCGCGCGATGAAGCTCATCGCGAAGGAGTTCCACATCCCGGTCATCCTGCTGTCGCAGCTCAATCGCGAACCGGAAAAGCGGATGGATCGTCGACCGATTGTCTCGGATTTGAAGGAAGCGGGCGATCTCGAGCAGGACGCCGACGTGGTGCTGCTGCTCTGGCGCGACCCGGACGACGAATCGAAGCGCGGCGAGGTCGGCGTGATCGTCGGCAAGAACCGCCACGGCACGACCGGCGACATATCGCTGGCGTTCCTCGGCCACTACCAAAAGATGACTGATCTCGCCCTCGACGGCGGGGGATGGGAACCAGGGGCATGACCATTACCACCACAACTCTCACCGCAGAGCAGACACACGCGCTTCGCGAGATCGCCGACTACGTCGAGATGGCGGACTCGCACGGCGCGTATGACGAGCAGAACACCATTGATGACGGGTACGCCGCGGGCGGCACTATCGCGTCGCTGACGATCGACGCGCTGCGCGAAGTGGCGGGCATCGGATCGGGCGCGTGCACGATCTGCCATGCGGCGGCGGACAGCCTGACGGTCGGCAGTGACGGCAAGACAACGGCGTGCCCCGACTGCATGGGTTCCGCTGACGAGATCCGATGAGCGCGCAATCAGTGACGACCGCGCAGGTTCGCGCGGCGTACATCGGCAAGCCCGCGCACTGGCTAGACGAGCAGGTGGGCGCGGAGTTCGATCAGTGGCTCGCCGCCCATGATGCCGAGGTGCTCCGGGAGGCGGCGACCGAAATGGACGCGACCACTTGGAGCCTCAACCCGGCGAACCCGATCGAACTGGCGTACATCAACTGCACTCGGATCGACGCGCAGGAGCTGCGGCATCGCGCGGACCGCATCGAGAGAAACACGCAGTCGCGGGTGCCGGTGAAGCAGGAAGACGAGACGAAGGAGTGCCCATGAGGCAGCAGGTGAAGATGACGATCTCGGGCTATCTGTCCCGTGATCCCGAGCTGCGTGTGACGCAGGGTGGCGACAAGGTGTTGGGGCTGTCGGTCCCGTACACGCCGAGCCGCTTCGATCAGGGCTCACAGAAGTGGGTCGACGCGGGGCCGACGCTCTGGGTGAAGGCGGCCCTGTGGAACCAGGATGCCGAGCTGTACGCCGACAAGCTCGCGAAGGGCACCGCGGTGATCGTCGAGGGTGAGCCGGTGCTGCGTGCGTGGGAGAAGGACGGCCGCTCCGGCGTCGAGCTCGAACTGAAGTTCGCGCAGGTGTCGATCGTGCCGACCGCGCCGAAGCAGCAGAACCCGGCTCAGTCGTTCCCGGCTCAGGAGTCCGAGCCGTGGGCGCCGTCCGCGGCCTTCTCCGATCAGACGCCGTTCTGATCTTGGGGGTGTCGTGTGCAAGGGGCTGCACGCAGCGCGGTGAGCACTTCGCGGCGTGCCCGGACTACGTCTCGGGCGGGCCGGGCACATGCCGCGGATGCCGACCGCGGGAGGCGGCCGAGGGGTCGCTGATCTGCGGTCGGTGCTTCCATCGGCTGAAGTCGATGATCCTGGCGACCCCGGACATGCTCGCTCATCTGCGGGCGATGATCGACCCGCTCAAGGCGATGGTCTACGACAAGGATCCGGGCGGTGGGGGAGCGCGCACGCATGCGCCGCCCCCGGTGCCGGTCGAGCTGCTCGACGCGGCGGACTACATCACAACGCTCCTGTGGTCCGCGGTCGAGGTGATCGAGGGCCGGTCGCCGGTCGGCCGTATGCAGGTGCCTGTGCGCGCTGGGGTCGTCGTCATGCACGACTTCGCCAGCCACAATGCGCGGGTGATCGCTGAGGGGCTGTCGGCGCTCTCGGCGCGTGACGAGGTGGTGCTGTTCGCGGATGCCGTGATCGGTCGCCCCGCGTCGCGTGACGAGTGGACGCTGCGAACGATCTTCGAGCGGTGGTCGCTGCGTGAGGAACCGTGGTGGGCAGCTCAGCCGTGCCCGGTGCCGGCGTGCAGTCTGCGTGCCGTGAAGGTGACGCCGCCGGAGTTCCCCGGCGGCGAGACGAACTACCAGTGCGTGAAGTGCGAGTGGTCGGCGCCTCACGATGACGATGGCTTCTGGGCGGATGTGTTCACCCGGAGGGAAGGAAAGGCAGCATGAGCGTTGCTCAGGACGTGGTGGCCGAAGAGGCTCGCCAGGATGCCCGGTGGGGCGAGCAGAACTACCCGGACGGTACGGGGGAGTACGTCGAGGCGGTCCCGCTGTGGCTAGCGGGGGATCTCGCGGACTACGCGAAGAACGAGTGCACGGTGCTGGCGGAGGCGGGTCTGCTGACCTGGCGGCACATCCTCTTCGAAGAGGTGTGTGAGGCGTTCGCGGAGGCGGATGTCGACAAGCTGCGCGCCGAGCTGGTGCAGATCGCCGCCGTCGCGCAGCAGTGGGCTCGCGCGATCGACCGCCGCCGCGAGCCGGAGGTGCCCTGCTGATGCCAGTGATACCAGTCGTGGAGTACGCCGTGACGGTGCCGCTGTTGCGTCAGCTCGGCTACGACCCGGACAGCATCCTGCGCGGCTCGCTGACTCCGGAGGGCTATAGCGATGGCGTGCGCAATCTGAAGTGGCGGAAGCCAGATCACTGGGAACGGATCCAGGCGGCGATGCTCGTTGATGAAGGGCGGCCGGAGGGTCAGCAGCCCGACGACGCGGTGAATCATCCGTCGCACTACACGAGTGGGCCGAAGTGCGAGTGCGGGCGCGTGATCGAGTGCATCACGGTCATTCGTGATCACCGTCTCGCGATCGGCAACGCGATGAAGTACCTGTGGCGCAACGGGCTGAAGCGCGACGCCGGCAAGAGCGCGGGCGAGAAGCAGATCGAGGATCTGCGAAAGGCCGTGTGGTTCATCGAAGACGAGATCGCTCAGCTCGAGCGAGCGAATCCGTACAAGGCAGAAGGGGGCGCGGGAAGTGGCGCACGGTGATGAGATTCTGAAGGAAGCGGAAGCGGCAGGGCTGGGAGAGCCGGAGACGGACGGCCGCGTGTGGTCCCTCGAAGCGTCGCCCGCTATGAAGGTGGTCGTCCGCGAAGGGGGCACGATCGACTGGGAGCCTCGCGAGCCGGAGTTGGCGAAGCACGAGCCCGAGTATGACCGGATGACGGGTTCCTACCTGGACGTGTCGAGGCGTGCAGTGCACCTGAATGCGCGACAGCAGCAGTCCGGCATTCACGGATGGGTGTTCTACCCGGCGCTGGTCGAGCCGATGGGCGCTCGCTGAGTGGCGATCTTCGACCGGAAGGGGGCGGCGAAGCGCGTCGGCCGCGATGTCTCCACGATCTATCGCTGGGAGGAACGAGGTGAAATCACCTTCACCCTCGGGCGTATCCGAGAGTCGGACCTGCTCGAAGCCGACAAGCGGATGAGGGGCAGGCGCGGCCGTCCAAGAAAAAGTGCGAAAAGCGCGAGCGAAGTGTGTTAAGCTAGCGCAAGCGCGATCAGACTCGGAAGGCCTACGGAGGTCACCGGGTCTTTTTTCTTGCGCTCTTGCGGCGGGGCGTTGCCCCCGTCCCGCCGCTCTCTACTCTTCCCCGCCGCCAGCTCGCTCCCAACGAAGCGCGCGGCCCTCTCGTCGTCGCTGGTCGTAGCGGACTGCTCAGCAGCGCTCCCGGCGATGGTGCTCGCCAGGCTTGGCGGCGCTGGCATGAGCGATGCGAGGCGGCGGGGTCATCGTGAAAGGACATTCCATGTCGCTGAAGGATCAACTGCTCACCGGGCCGACGCCGCGGGAGTACCCGGACAAGGTGTCGCACTGGCGGGCCACGCTCGACGACGAGACGCGCGATGCGTTCGATCAGGCGGTGCTCGATCCTTCCTGGACCGACATCGGACTTGCCCGCATGCTCACGGGCTCCGGCTTCAAGGTGTCGGAGATGACCGTGCGGCGCTACCGAGAGCGCATGAGGGGCACGCCTTGAGCAGCGAATCACTCGCCGACCTTCTGAGGCAGCCGGAGCACCCGGAACCGGGCTTCGACCCGAGAACCGAGTTCGACGGCACGTCCGGATTCATCCAGACGCGCGGGCTCCCGGCCCCGCCGACGAACTACGACGACCTGCTGCGGGAGTTCGGGTACGACCCGAAGGACGTTCGCGTGCTCGGCGGTTCGGTGAAGCAGACACGGTGGCAGCAACGAGCACGCACTGCTGGCGGCGACTTCGAGACGGTGTGGCTGACGGCCTACCGCTTCACGATCGTTCCGGCCTCGACGGTCGGTATCGACGACATCCTGCGGCTGATCAAGCGTCGCCGCGCGCTCGCCGTGCCGCCGTCCGACGACGGCTCCACCTTCCGCTTCCTCGCGGGCGACCTGCAGCTGGGCAAGATCGACGGCGACGGCACGGCGGGCACGGTAGACACCCTGCTCGAGTCGGTCGACGTGGCGGTGAAGCGGCTGAAGGAGCTGCGGCGCACGCGCTCGATCGGTCGGACGCATGTCGCCTGGCTGGGAGACTGCGGCGAGGGCAACCAGTCGCAGGGCGGCGGGAACATGTGGCGCACCGAGCTGACGGTGACCGAGCAGTACCGGCTGTTCCGCCGGCTCATGCTCCACACGCTCGACGCCTTCCGGCCGTACGGCGAAGTCAGCATGGATGTCGTCAACGGCAACCATGACGACGTTCAGCGGTTCGTCCGCACTCGCCCCGACGACGGGCACGCGACCGAGGCGGCGATCAGCCTCTCGGATGCGCTCGAGCTGAACCCGGCGACCTACAGCGGGTGCCGCATCTACGTGCCATCGAAGGATGAGCCGTACCTCACCCGCGAGCTCGGCGGGAGCATTCACACGTCGGCGCACGGTCATCAGTGGCGGCGCGGCAAGTCATGGGAGTGGTGGGCAGGCCAGGCGCTGAACATGCACGCGCCGGGAGCATCGCACTTCCTGTTCCACGGTCATGAGCACGAGCTGAACGTACGTTCCATCAAGGAGCGCACGATCATCTGCGTGCCGTCGTTCGAGTCCGAGTCGTCCTACTGGCGGCACGGGCATGGCACGGTCGGCCGCCGCGGCGCCGTCATCATGACGACCGAGGGCGGGACGTACCGAGATTTCGAGGTGGTCTGATGAGCACGCCGGATCTGTGACGAATATTCCATCTGCGGGCATATCGCTGACATATGCCCGCAGATGGCTTCCGGCTGAGGTCGGACTGCAACCCCGGACGCAGTGACAATGCGGGGCGCGAGGTCGTGGCGCGAGACACCACGACGCACGGGAGTGGACGCGGCAAGGTGCCAGGGGTGACTGTAAATCACTTCACGGCGGGTTCGATCCCCGCTGCTCCCACAGGTCAATACAGATCGCGAGTCCCTGCCGGCGGGGGAGTGTCACCGTTCCGGCCAGACTTCAGCGCTCCGCATGAGCCGCAGTACCAATCGACGTCGTCGGGCCCGTACGCGTTGCCGTCCCTGTAGAAGTCGGGGTGCTCGCAGTACGGCCGTCCGGCCTTTTCCCAAGCTGCGAAGGCTTTGGTGCTTGCGAACGTCGCATCTCGGTCCATACCCGAATACAACCGCACGTCCTGCTCTGCCGCAAGACGTGGGATGACCGCGAGCCTGGGGCGCGGTATAGAAGTGCCCCCGCCTTTCTAGAGGGGAGCTGCAATGGCGCACGACCCTGCCGAGCTTGCTGCACGTCGGCATGCGCTCGAAGAGTTCTACGGCGGCGAGGTGCCGGAATCGTTGGTGGAGCGCGTGAGCGTGCTCGAAGCCAACGATCTGGCGCATCCGTTCGTGGACTGATCCACCACCACCAATCGAAGGGGCACCACGATGACATCGAAGAAGGAACTGCGGGCGCAGCTCGCCGAGGCTGCTAAGTCCGCGATCGCCCTCCGGGCTGAACTCGCCGAACACGTCCGCGCGAACGACAGGCTTCGGGCCAGCAACGGCGAGCACGAGCGCCGCGAACTCTCGCGGGAGGCGCGTGAGCGCGAGGCCGAGCAGGCGGAACGGCGCGAGGCTGAGCACAAGGCTCGCCGGGAGCGGCTGGACCGGCTCGGAGAGGGACTGCTCCCGGTCGAGGGAGCCACGTCGCGAGCGTTCATCGAAGAGCGCAACGGCGAGAGCGGCATCGAGGTGTTCGTGCCGCTGGACGCGGAAGAGCGTCGGATCCTTCAGGGGTTCTTCGATGCCCGCGATCAGCCCAAGCCGCCGCAGGTCGACAAGAGCGTGTTCGATCAGATCAACGACGCCGTGCGGAGAATGGCTCAGCACCACACCATCCCGCAGGTCTTCCTCGCGGGGCAGCTCTGAGCGCCGAGATCCGCGCCGCCGCTGAGGACGCGCGCAGGTTCGAGACGGCCGTGCAGCAGGCGGCCGTCGCTCGCCGTGAGGTGCTGGTGATCGGGGAGCGCCGTGAGGACTTCGGCGATCTCGTCGGACTCGTGCGCGACTGGCCCGGCGTGGAGGTCCGTCAGGCGCACGGCGCCGAGGATGTTCGCTTCTCGGGAGGTGGCGGGATCCGGTTCTTCACGATCCGGCAGGTGATCATCTACGGCGCTGCTCGAGGGCATGCCGTCGACCACCTTCACCTTCCGCTGTCCGCGCTCGGTGATGCCGAGCTCATCCACGCGGTGAGGCCGTGCATCAGCGGACGCCGGCACGGATCGATCACCTTCTACACCGACCGGCGCTGAGAGCGCCACACCGCAGCGAGAGCCCGGCCCTGAGTGGTCGGGCTCTCGTCGTTAAGGGGCAACCATGAACAAGTACGCAGCAACGGGCATCGTGCTCGAGGCGGCCGCGGGGAAGCGGTTCGCCATCGTCGTCGGCAAGGCGACCCTGATCCAGGAGGCACTCGACGCATTCGCCGAGGCAAGTGACGCCTGGGACTTGGGCGCGACCGTGCGCCGTGTGAACGGTGACGAGCGGGTGTCGCTGCCCGGCGGCGGGACGATCTACCTCACCACGCCTCGTCGCGGATCACGTCTCGGTCGCATAGCGGTGGATGTCGTGTTCATCGACAACGAGGCGCACCGCACGCTCGAGAGCGACGACCACGACCCGCGAGCCTACGACCGCTTCCGCTTCGATGTAGCGCTCGCCCTGAACAAGACCGCCGGCACGGGCACGGTGGTGCACTCGTGATCGTGCGGGTGCGGTGGGCGCTGTTCGCGCTCGCGATCGTCCTAACCCTGGCCCTCGCGCCGACTGGCCTGGCTCCGGCTTCACCCCACACGGGTGCGCACGACGCCGCCCGGATGGTGAGCACTGATCCACGTAGGGAGGTCGTACGCCCATGGGTGGAGTTCGATCGGGTCGCCCGTGGCAGAGGGCGCGGCAGCAGGTCTTCGACGAAGAGACGCACTGCCACATTTGCAAGGAGCAGGTAGACCTCTCACTTCCGTACAGGGATGCCCGTACGGGGAAGGTCGATCCGCGTTCCAAGTCGGTGCATCATCTCGACCCGCACCCCACACCCGAGAACGTCGCTCGTCGCAGCAGGCTGAGGCTCGCCCATGTGGGATGCAACAGCTCGTATGGGGACGGGAGCCGGGTGAAGTCGCGCACCTCGAGGACGTGGTGACGACGGGGCGAGGTAGAGGGGTAAGCGCGGGACGTTCCTACAGGGACGCCGCACAACCCCACGCCTACCCGCCGGGGTGAGGGTGCCTGCCCTGAGTGTGGGGTATGGCGGGAGGCGACAGTGCGAGACGCACATGCATGCCGACACGGTGCACCTACCCGCCTCGCCCATGCCGAGAGAGGCATGAACAGGTAGGGGAAACGTACGATCGGGCGCGCTTTCGAAGCACCCTGGGGGGCATCCCCCGCCCGACCCCCACGGAACCCCGCCGGGGAGTCAACTTTTCTCCCCCCGCATGTCGTCCGAGATCTTTCAGAAGGGGGTCTGAACATGGCTTCCAGGTCCAACCCGCACCGTCTCGGCGCCCGTGGCTTGCGCTTGTACAAATCAATCGTGACCGGGCAAAAGCTCTCAGAGATCGACGAACAGAACCTAGTAGAAGCATGCCGGATCAGTGACCGGCTCGAGAAGCTGCATGAACTCGTCAACGGTGACGAGGACGCGTGGTTTCGCCTGAAGCTCCCGCGCAGTGAAGACGGCGTGGTCGAGCTACTGATCAATGACCCGATGAAGGAAGCGCGCATGCACGCCGCTTCGCTCCGCTCGCTGCTCGCCCCATTTGCGGGGGAGCAGTCGACGGAGTCCGGTGGGGAGGTGCCCGACAATGTCGCGGACATCAAGAGCAAGCTCCCGCCGAAGCTCGGTGGTTCCGCCTCGCGTAAGAAGCGTCCCGCCGTCTGATGGTTCCGCCGGGGACGCCGCGATCGAGCTCTACGAGCGATCCGGACAGGATCTCGAGGAATGGCAGCGCGAGTCGGTGCGTGATGCGCTGGCCTTTGCCGCGAACGGCGAGTGGGCGGCCTTCGAGTTTGCTCTGATCGTCCCGCGCCAGAACGGTAAGGGCGAGGTGCTCGTCTGCATCGAACTCGCGTTCATCTACCTCTTCGATGCGCGCCTAGTGATCCACACGGCGCATGAGTTCAAGACCTCGCAAGAAGCGTTCCTGCGCATCAAAGCGATCATCGAAGGTACGCCTTCCCTCTACTCGCAGGTGAAGCGTCGCGGTAACCGTGTCGTCGGCATCCGCACGGGCAACAACGACCCGGGAATTGAGCTCAAGAGCGGGGCGCGCCTCCGTTTCCTCGCAAGGTCGCGGGGATCTGGGCGAGGCTTCACCGCTGACCTGATCATTCTCGATGAGGCGTATGACCTCCCCGAAGAGACGCTGGCCGCGATCATGGCGACTCTGACGGCCGTGGCTAACCCGATGATCATCTACACGTCGTCTGCGGCGCTCGATGGGTCGGTAGTGCTGCGGCGGATTATGGCGCGCGGACGCCGCGAAGACGACAGGCCGAAGGACCCGACGCTCGCGTACCGCGAGTACAGCGCGGATCCGAAGGCAGACTTCGACGATCCCGAGGTGCACCGTAGTGCGAACCCCGCGACAGAGGCGGGACGGGTCACGCTCGAAAAGCTGGCGAAGCTGCGCGCGGCGACGCCGAGCGATGCCAAGTTCGGTCGCGAGCACCTGGGCATTCTGGACGAGTCAGCCGGAACACGGGTGATCGACGCGGAGCGCTGGTCTTCGCTCGCCGACGAGGACTCGATGATGTGGGGCGGCGTGCCCGGCCTCATCCGTCGCGGTATGGTCGCGCTCGCCATCGACGTGAACTATGACGGCTCGATGTCGTCGATCGCGCTCGTCGGCCGCCAGGCGATCCGCAAGGGCGGGCGCTGGCAGGCTGGGCCGAAGCTGCAGGGCGAGATCATCAAGCGCGGCGCCGGCACGGGCTGGGTCGTCGACTACGTGAAGGGCATCATTCAGCGGTGGGGGCCGGTTGCCGTCGTGCTCGACCCCAAGGGGAGCCCCGGCAAGCTCGTGCCCCGCTTCGAAGCCGAATCGATCGACATCACGAAGGTGTCGTACGCCGAGCACGTCCAGGCCTGCGGGCTCTTCGAAGAACTCATCATGGGGCCGATCGACGAGCACGGCCGCCACGACCCCGACGCACCGCGGCTGTTCGTGCACCTCGACGACGTGTACCTGAATGACGCCGTGGAATCCGGCCGCAAGCGCACACCCGGCGAGGCCGGCGAGTGGCTGTGGCACCGCCGAGACACCACCGACATTTCGCCGCTCGTCGCGCTGACGCTCGCCGTCTTCGCCTTCACGCGATCGGAGAACGCGGAGCCCGATCGGCAGCGCGTCAGCACCGAGATGTATTCGTTCTCTTGATTGGAGACGCATGGAACTGAGCGAAGCAAAGGCTCGCGCCTCCGTTGGGTACGAGGAACTGAAGAGCACGAGCAAGACGGCGCAGCAGATGAAGCGCCGCGAGGACTACGTGCGCGGCGAGCAGGATCTGCCGTGGGCGCCGGCCGGTATTGGTGACGAGCACACGGCGCTGAGGCAGCAGTCGATTGCCAACTGGATGCCGTTGCCTGTGTTCGCACCGATTCAGCGCATGCGCTGCGAGGGGCTGCGCACGGGACTCGGCAAGGATGCTGACTCGGTTCTCTGGCGCGATGGCTGGGCGGCCAACCGCCTCGAAGCGCGGCAGACGATCATCTACGAGTCGATGATGACCCACGGGCGCGGGATCGCGTCCGTCTGGCCGAACGTCCGGAAGCACCTGCAGCCGGTCGTTCGTCCACAGTCGCTGCGGAACGTGTACCTGCATCCCGACCCGGAAGACCCCTTCACGACCGACTACGCCGTGAAGATCGTTCAGCGGGCGAAGGCGCCGAACGCGCTCGAGGTGCCGACTGGCGCGCGAGAAGCCGAGACAATCGCGTACGTCTACGATGACGCGACCTGGTTCAAGCTCGCGCTGAGAGGGACCAGCTGGGAGCCGATCGACGACGGGTCACACCCGATGAAGGCCGTCCCGTTCGTGACGTTCGACTACCGCTCGAGCGCAAACGGCGAGATCTTCTCGCCCGTGGATCCGCTCATCCCGCAGCAGAACGCGATCAACACCATCCGATTCAACATGCTGCTTGCGATGCAGTTCTCGGCCTTCCGGCAGCGCGTCGTCACCGGGTTTGACCCGGTGATGCGCGACGAGTCAGGGCAGATCGTCTACCGCAAGAACCCGGACGGGACGACCTACTACACGACGGACGGCCGTAAGGTGCCGCTGCTGAACGACTTCGGCCGCGCCGCCGTCGACCGCATGCTGGTCTTCAACGGAGATCAGACGAAGGTCTTCGACATGCCGGAATCGAATCTGGCGAACTACGTCACCATGCTGACGGAGTTCCTGACGCAGTTCTTCGCTACGTCACAGGTGCCGCCGCAGTACCTGCTCTCCCGGATGGCGAACCTCTCCGGCGACGCGATCTCCGGCGCGGAATCGACTCTGACGAGCCTGCAAGGCGAGCTGAAGCGGTACGCGAATGAGGGCATGGTCGAGCTGTTCACGCTCATTGCTCGCGCCTCGGGGCGAGCGGAACCGAACGCCGACATGGAGATGCTGTACGCCGATACCGAGATCAAGAGCTTTGCTCAGATCGTCGATGGCATTCAGAAGCTGATCACGACCGGCTTCCCCCGCGAGGCCGCATGGGAGATGATCCCCGGCGCGAATCAGCCGAAGGTCGACCGCTGGCTCGAGATGGCCGACGACGAGGCGGACGCCGAGATGCGTTCGCTCGTGAAGGAGGGCATCGACGATGGTTCCGACAGCCGCGAAACAGCACTACAGCTCGCAGCGGCGGGTCGCCGTGGCGGCGATCCTATCGAGTAGGCGCATCTGGCAGCAGATCGGCGTCGAGTTCGATGCGGGGTGGGCGCGGCACGGCGCCGCGCTCACCCGCACGGTGACGAATGCCCAAGCTGAAGCCGCGGAGGGTGGCATCGGCTACGTGCCCGAGGTGCTGGCCGAGACGGGCCAGGATGCGAGCGGGCTCGAGCCGATCGCTCCGAGCGCGTTTGCGGGTGTGAACCGCTGGGGAGCGCCGGTCGACGACGTGCTGCACGTCGCGATCATTCGCGCGAAGCAGGCGGTGAGGGACGGCCACTCTCCCGCAGGCGCACTCATCGAGGGGCGAAGGTTCCTCGACATCGCGGTGCCGTCTCTCATCGCTGACGCCGACCGTGGCACGGTGCAGGCAGGGCTCACGTCCGCCGGAATCGGTGGGTACACGCGAATGCTCGTCGGCTCGTCATGTGACCGATGCATCGTGCTCGCCGGGCGTTGGTATCGCTGGAACCAGGGATTCCAGCGGCACCCGAAATGCAACTGCCGCCACATTCCCTCCGCCGAGGCGATGGCCGGGGATCTGACGACGGATCCCTACGCAGCCTTCCATGCGATGAGCGAAGCCGAGCAGGATGCCGTCTTCGGGAAGCGGAACGCTCAGGCGATCCGCGAAGGTGCCGACATCTACCGAGTGGTGAACGTGCAGCAGCGCGGACTCGCGACGGCGAAGGCCGCACGAAAGTACGGCACGCCGTCGCGGATGACGCTCGACGCCATATACGCCGAGGCCGGGTCGAACAGGTCGAAGGCCGTCGCCCTGATGAAGCGTGAGGGCTACATCACCGGCTCCCAGCAGCTCCGCCAGCAGAGGGAACGATTCTCCGCGCCGAGCTCGCGCCCGGTCGTTCCCGGCTCGGTCCGGGATCGTGTGCTGCAGGCGCGAGCGACACGTGTCCGCGACCCGCTCGATCGGGCGACCATGACCGCGCAAGAACGCCGCCTGTTCGACTCCGTCTACCGCCTCGAGTATGCCCGCCGCAACGGCAGCGTCCCGCGCTCGATTGGACCGAACACGGCCGACGAACTGGCCGGCGCGCGCGGGATCCCCGCGACCGCCGACTGGATCCAGCGGCTCGACGACGACGTGAAGCGGCAGCTGTCCCGCATTCGTCGGGATAGCCCCGAGAGCGCCGAGCTGCTCCGCATGGTCGACGCTCTCGGCCTGAACGACGACACCTCCGCGGTCGTCCACGAGCGCATCTGGCAGCAGATGCGACAGCGGTATACCGCCACGCAGAGCGGGCTCAGCCTGCAACAAGCGCTCCGCTACCTCTGATTTCCAACCATTGCCGAATGGCTCAAGCCAACCGAAGGAGTACGTCTATGTTCATTCGTCGACTGCCGCCCCGTCTGATGTTCAACGGACCCGAGGCGACGGGCAGCAGCTCGCCACCTGCGCCAGCCTCGCCCGCTGCGCCCGCTGCGCCCGCGGCCCCCGCAGTCCCGGCCGCCCCGGCAGCACCTGCGGCTCCGGCCCCGGCCGCCCCGGCGGCTCCGGCGCCGGCTGCACCCGCGGCTCCCGCGCCTCCGGCCCCGGCGGCACCCGCCGCGCCTCCGGCTCCCACTCCGGCAGCTCCCGACGCCGCGGCGCCTCCGCCTCCCGGAGTTCCCGCCGAAGTCGAGGCGGAGCTGCGGGAGCTTCGCGCAAACCTCGCGACGCTGAGCGGGCAGGCGGCGGAGACAATGCAGCTCCGCTACGCGAACGAGCACGGCATCACCAAGACCGAGCGCGTGCTGCTCACGGCGGCGACGGATGAAGCGCTCGCCGCGCAGGTCGCTGCGGTGATCGCGATGCGTGCGCCGTCCACGGCATCCGCTCAGGCCGCCGGAATCACCGGAGGCGGAACCGCCCCCGTCGTCAAGCCCACCACCATCGCAGGCGCCATCAAGGCGCACTACGAAGCACAGAACTAAGGAGACACACACATGCCCGTTTCCCTCGCAGAAGCGAAGCTGAACGCTCAGGAAGAGTACGAGCCCGCCGTCATCGACGAGTTCCGCATCGAGTCGGCGATCGCCGACTCGCTCTCGTTCCACGACGTCGTCAACCCCGCCGGAGGCGGAGGCACGCTCGACTACAGCTACCGCCGTCTCGTCACGGCCGGTACCGCGGAGTACCGCAAGCTGAACACCGAGTACACGCCCCAGGAAGTCACCACGAAGAAGGTTTCGACCTCGCTGGCCGTGCTCGGTGGAACCTTCCAGGTGGATCGTGTCATCGCCGGTATCGGCGCTGCCGCATCCGGCCCGGTCGCCACCAACATGCAGCAGAAGATCAAGGCTGCAGTCGCGCTGTTCCAGGATGGCGTGATCAACGGCGACACCGCCGTGGACGAAGACGGCTTCGACGGGCTCGACAAGGCGCTGACCGGCTCCGACACCGAGTACCGCCCCGGAGAGGTCACCGACTGGTCGGACTGGGACACCGTTCCCGCCGCCGTGCACAAGGCGCTCGACGACATCGACGAGTTCCTCTCGCTGCTCGACGGTGAGCCGACGCTGATCCTCGGCAACAAGGCGGCTCTGGCGCGGGTGCGCGCCGCGGCCCGCCGTGCCAACCAGTACGTGAAGGCGCCCGTCGAGGATCTTCTCGGACAGAACGGCCGCCCGATCACCCGCGAGACGTACGGGAACATCGTCTTCGCGGACCCCGGCAGCAAGCCCGGCACGAACACGGCCATCATCCCGGTGGAGACGCGCACGGTTGGCGGCTCGGCGGTCGACGGTCTGACTGACCTCTACGCCTACCGCGTCGGTGACGACGGCTTCCACGGCCTGACCACGATCGGCGGCAACCTGGTGAAGACCTGGCTTCCCGACTTCGCCAACGTCAAGGCGGTGCAGGAGGGTGGCGTCGAGCTCGGCCCGGTGGGCGTCGCTCTCAAGAAGACCCGCGCGGCGGCCGTCTTCCGCAACGTGAAGGTGCGCTGACTTGGCGCCCCGCGTTCACGCGCCCGTCAAGGACTACACCGGAACCGTCGCAGGCGTTGCCTTTGTCGACGGTTCCGGTGAAACCGAGAACGGCGCCGCGCTGGCGTACTTCCAGCGCAAGGGCTACCGCATCGAGGACGCCAAGCCGGTGAAGGTCGAGCCGGTCGAGCCGGTCGAGCCGGTGAAGGAGGAGCCCGCCAAGGTCGAGCCGGTGAAGGACGAGCAGGTGAAGGACGAGCCCGCCAAGGTCGAGCCGGTGAAGGTCGAGCCGGTCGAGCCGGTCGAGCCCGTGAAGGACGAGCCGGTGAAGGTCGAGCCCGTCTCGACGAAGCCTGAGCGTCCGCATCCGGTGCAGGGCAACAAGGCCGCGTGGTTCGACTACCTGACCGAGATCAAGCCGGATCACGGCTTCGACCTCGAGAAGGTGCAGCGCAAGGAGCTGATCGAGGCCGCGAACGAGGTCGACGGCATCACTGCCGAGTGACCCAGAAGGAGGGCGCATGACGAATCCAATCGCCGACATTACTCGGCTGGAATCCGCGTTCGAGCGTCCTCTCGTCGAGTCCGCCGAGCTGCAAGAGCGCGCGGCGGCGACACAGTGGCTGGATGACGCCTGGGGGATCGTCCAAGACGAGATCCCCGGCGTCGTCCGCCGACTGGCGCTCCCCGAGGGTGATCCGTCGCACATGCGGCGGGACTCGGTGGCGCGCGTCATCGTGGCGATGGTCATCCGGGTTCTGCGGAACCCGGATGCCCGTCGCCAGCTCGGCGAGGACACCTACCAGGAGACGGTCGATTCGGCCGTGTCGACCGGGCAGCTCTACATCTCCGAGACGGAGCGCGGGCGGTTGCTCGCATCTGCTGAGGGCGACGTAACGCCGTTCCTCTCCGGTGTGTTCAACGTGGAATTTGGGGGCGGCTGATGCCGATCTCCGCCTCCGCGCTCAACCGCGGCCGGCGTGCTGCTCGAGCGGACATGCGCGAGAAGTGCAGGGCGACGTTCGCGACGGGTCGCACGGTCTGGGATGACGGTGCCATGCAGGATGTGCCCGAGGTCGTCGAGATCTACGCGGGCGAGTGCGAGGTGAAGTGGTCTGAGCAGGTCGTGCAAACTCGCGACGGGCTCACGGTCGAAGGGTTCGTGGTGAAGGTGCCTCACGATGCGCTGCTGCCTGTCGGCGCGGCTGTCGAGATCACCGATTCCGCCTTCGATGCCTCGCTGATCGATCACACCTTCACGGTGACGAAGCTCGCCCACGGCTCGCACATCACCTCCCGTCGCTACCAGGTGAAGGAAGTGACCGGACCCGGTGGCTAAGCTCACGCACGCCGGGGCGCGAGCCCTTCTCCGCTCCCCGGTCTACGGCTCGGGCGGCGTGAACGGAATCGACAACCGCGAGATATCGGAGCTGTCCAGCTCGCTCTACGGTGCCGCGTTCGGCATCCAGGCGAAGGCGCCCGGCGTGATCAAGAAGGGCGCGGTCAACATCAAGGCCGACGCCCGCAGGATCATCGCCGACGCGCGCGACGCCCGGACGACGATCCCCGCGTATCCCTACGCGATCGGATTCAGCATGGTGTCGCCGACTGAGGCCGACATCGGGCCGTCGAAGCAACGCGGCCGACAGGGCGCGCTCGGCAACCTGCTCGAGTACGGCGGCATGTACAACGCACCGATCCCGCACCTGCAGCCCGCGCTCGAGCGGGAAGCACCGAACGTTGCCCGACACCTGCTCGCGGAAGGGGCTGACATCCTATGAGCCTCGCTACCTGGATCCTCGGAGAGTTGCGCGCGGCGATGCCGCAGGAACCGATCTTCGACGGGCCGCGCTCTGCATTCGCGTTCGATGGGGTTCCGGTCCCGGCCAGCGCTCAGCGGTGCATCGTCGTGCACATCGTCTCACCCTCGCATGAGGGCGTGACGCTGAAGCCGACGAAGGACCGTGCGCGAGCTCGCGCCATCGTGCACACGTTCGCCACGACGCGAACAGAGATGGAGGCGCGGCAGGGCAAGATCGCCCGCGCGCTCAAGAACCGGACACCGATCGACGACCGCTACGAGTGGTCCCTGATCGAACACCCGGAGTCGCGACAAGTCGACCCTGATCCGTCAGTGCCCGGTGCGCCGTTCCACGCGATCGACGTCTTCCGCGTCGACGGATTCGAGAAGTAGCCCCGCCATCCGCGGGGCTTTCGCATTTCAGGAGGCCTCATGGCATTCATCGACGGCTACGTGCGCGGCAAGCCCGCGCGCATCGCCGACAACCTCGTACGCCTCTTCCCAGACGTGTACAGCGCAGAGCCGCCCGCCGGGGATGCGCCGAAGACCGACGACCCGTCCACCAAGGGCGAGCCGACCACCACCGCGGCACCGCGCCGCGAGTCCCGAAAGGACAAGCACTAATGGCACGAGTTCTCTCCAAGGGCCGCAAGAAGCTGGCATTCATCCCGAAGGCAGACGCACCGACCGCCGCCGAGGCGCTGTCGGTCGCGAAGCTCAACGGCACGGGAGTCTTCCCGGCGAGCGACTACGCGCTGGCCGATGGCTTCCAGCTCGGATTCGCCGAGCCCGAGCAGGTCGACGCAACGCCGGTCGGGTCTTCCCGAACGGTGAGCATCGCCGGCGAGGGCGCGCTGAATGCCAACGTCAACTTCACGCGCGACACGGTGGAGGCCGACGACAAGGCATGGGCGTTCCATCAGACGGTCGATCTGCCCTTCTGGGCGATCCTCCGTGACGGCCCGAAGCTCGCGGTCGAGCCGTGGGCGACCGACGACGAGGTGGATCTGTTCGACCTCACCGTGACCGACCCGAACCCGCGTCAGGACGCCGAGGTGTGGTCGTTCAACGAGGTCTACGGCCAGGGCGTCGCTCACGAGCGCCGCGCGAAGCTCGTCGCCTGACGCGCCTCGCATCAACCAGTGGGGGCGAGCTGCCTGCGTGCTCGCCCCCACTTCTTCTCGTACGCAGGGACTCACGCAGGAGGACACATGAACACGCTTCAGACTGAGCAGGACCAGCTCAACGCCGTGAAGGACTTCGATCTCGATTCTTGGCTGGATGACATCCAGCCGCCCCACCGTCAGCAGACGGTGAACACCCGCGGCGACCTCCTGGCCCGATTCTCCGAGCTGAAGAAGCTGCGCGAGGACGAGCTTCGAGGCCTCGCCGCACTCGCCGACGCTCTCCCCGAAGAGGCCGAGGCGGACCCCGGCGAGACGATCGGCGCCGACCCCTTCGCCGAGCAGCGCGCCGAGTACGACGACGCCCGCGCTCGCATCCAGGCATTCGCCGACGAGATGAAGCAGATCGAGCGCAACTACGCCGCCAATCGTGCGACGTTCACATTCAAGGCTTTGGACCCCGAGAAGCGAGCGGAGATCGCCGCCGAGCATGCCGACCCGCTCTCCGAAGGGGGTATCAAACTCTCCGATCAGACCGTGCGCCTGTTCCTGGCCTCGGTGACATCGATCACCATCCTGCGTGATGGCGTCGAGGAAGACGGCGCTCCGAGCTTCTGGACGCCCGAGCGACTGCTGAAGTTCCTCGCCAAGATCGGCGAGGGTCAGGCGGCGTTGCTCTGGGAGGCATACATCGGCCTTGGCGTGCAGGACGTGACGCCCCCTTTCTCTCCCGCGTCCTCGCCTGGGGAAGCTACCAGCACGTTCTAGACGAACTGGCCGCGGCAGAAGCGCACGGCACCACTCATTCGATGATCCGCCACGGGTTTGGCGGATGGGAGCGCGAGACAAACCGGCTGATATCCGTCGCCGTGCAGATCTATCGCCGATCCCTCCACGCCTCGTGCGGTCAGCCGATGGAGAAGGCCTTCAGCGGCGACATCAACGGTTGGGTGCAGGTCGAGTGGGTGAGGTGCCAGGCGTGTGCTGCGCGCGAGCAGGCCAAGGCGTCTCTCGAAAAGGGCGACGAGAAAAACGGTGCCGAGTGGCTGGCAATCCCGATCGATCACTTCCCGCATTCGGGCTCTGATGAGTCCTTCACGCCTTGGACTTTGCGTCCGCGTGAACTCGATACCTGACAGGTGGTGACGAATGGCTGAGAATCGCACCGTCAAGGTGACCCTGAAAGCTGAGGTTGCGTCGTACGTCGCGAGCGTCCTCCGGGCGCAGGAGGCGACGGACCGGCTCGGCTCGTCTGCCGGGCGAGCTGGCTCCGACATCGAGAGTGCGCTCGCACAGGCGGAGAAGTCGGCGCAGTCCAGCACGCAGGCCTTCGACAGCCTCGGCAAGGTAACCAAGCGCACCCTCGCCGGTATGGCGCTCGTGCTTGGCGGCTACGGAGCTGCGCTGCTGCACCAGGGCGTGCAGGCGAACAGCTCGCGAGAGCAGAATCAGATCGCTCTCGCGTCGATGCTTGGCGACGCGAAGGCCGCGAAGGCGGCTCTCGATGAGGTGTACGGGCTCGCGACCGACACTCCATTCCAGTTCCCCGTCCTGTCGGACCAGTACAAGACGCTCGTGTCGACGCGCATGGAGCTGGACAGGATCGTGCCGCTCATGCGCGCTTACTCCGGCGCGGTCGCGGCTGGCGGCGGCGACAACGCCAAGCTGCAGCAGGTCGCGGACGTGTTCGCGAAGATCCAGACGCTCGGCAAGGCCGGAGCGGAAGAGATCAACAGCCTTGCGCTCGCGCAGATCCCCGCTTGGGACTACATGGCGCGATCCGCGGGAACCTCGATCAGCGACGTGCGCAAGCAGGTGACCGCAGGGCTGTGGGACTCAACGCGCACGATCGAAGTCCTGACCGCCGGCATGGAAGAGCAGTACGGCGACATGCTCGACGGGATGTCGGACTCCTATGCCCGCTGGGAAGACAAAGTGGCGTCCGCGCAGCGACGCACCGCCGAACAGCTCGCTGTCCCCGTCCAGGAGGTCGGCAAAGAGGTGATGCGGTCCCTGACCGCGCTCTTCAACGACACCACGGCGGTGCTCGGCGCTGCGGACTGGGATCCGATCATTGAACCGTTGATGGCGATTCCGGACACGATCGATCGCATCGCGCAGCGTGTCAGCAGTGGCGGGGCGCAGGACATCATCGAGGGCATTGGCGAAGGGTTGGAGCTCGTCGCAGCCGCGGGCGAGCTCGTTATCAACGTTGGCATGCCGTTGCTCGATGTGATCGCGCTCGCTACGCGCGCCGGCATGCCGCTCGTCGATGTCATGACGTTGCTGCTCGAGAACTTCAACGCGCTGCCCGCGCCAGTGCAGGCGGGCATTGGTGCTCTCGCGCTGATCCGCACGCTGAACGGGCCATACAAGTCGCTCATTACCTCCGTTACGGGGGCTACGACTGCCACGCGCGCGGCGATTGCCGAGCAGGTGCGCTATCAAGCCGTTTGGCGTGACCAGCTCATCATGGAAGGGATGGCGACCTCTTCGAGCGCTCGCCTGAACGCCGTTTGGGCAGCCAGTACCACGACGCTCGCTCAGCTCGGTTCTCGGGCTCGCGCCGCGGGCTCCGCGATCATGGGAGCTTTCGGCGGGCCGGTGGGGCTGGCCGTTGCGGGGGTGCTTACCGCAGTCACGATCGCGACTACGGTGTGGACGGATTCCCAGCGCCAGGCCGAAGAAGCCGCCCGCGCACAAGAGGCAGCGGTCGACTCCCTGACGGCATCGCTCGACCGGAATACCGGAGCAATCGGCGAGAACGCGCGTGAGACGATCGCGAAGGCTCTCGACGACAAGGGAGTTCCGGACCTCATGCGGGGTATGGGGCTGAGTGTCGACGAGTTCACGGACGCCCTCTACGGATCGACCGAGCAGCAGGAAGCGTTCCGGCGCAAGCTTGTTGAGGCTGCGGATACTCCGCAGTTCCGGGAGTACATGAAGGCTCTCGGGCAGGACGTATCTGACACCGGGGCGCTTGTTGACGAGTTCTCCAAGAAGGCGCTGAGTGTTCAGAACGGCGACGGCGGCATGTTCGGGTGGGGGCTCGAGGCGGATGAGCTGAAGCGGTTCACGGGCGAGGGTTACAACGCGCTCGCCTTGGCTGGCATCTTCGATTCGCAGCTGGCAACGAATGCAGCCTCGCTCAAGCAGTTCCGGGATCAGGCTGAGCTCGCGGGCCGTGAGGTGAACATCAACGGTGAAGTGTCCGTGGATACCTCGCAGGCGATGAGCGCGCTGCAGGCGTTGCAGGACGCCGCGTCCAAGGCGCTCGCCTCTTTCGTCACGCTCACTCCCCAGAAGAAGAAGAGTGGCGGCGGTGGTGGAGGTGGCGGCGGGTCCGGTGACTCGCCCGCGATCAAGGCGCTGAAGGCCGAGCAGAAGGAGATCAAGAAGCGCACCGACGCCGAGAAGAAGGCGGCGACGGAGTACGAGAAGATCATGCGCAAGCGCGCGCAGGAGGCCGAGAAATCGGCGCGCGAGGCTGAGAAGGCGGCGGCTGACGCGGCATCCGCGGAAGAAGCCGCGCTGGACAAGTCGGCTCGAGCGGTCGATAACTACATCTCTGCTCAGCGACAGCGAGCCGCGATCGAGCGGACGCTCGCCGCGGAGACTGATCCGGTGCGCCGGGCGCAGCTGCAGCAGGCTCTCACTGATGCTCTCGGGCTCGAGGCTGCGATGCTCAAGGCGAAGACGGATGCCGAGCGCGAGGCCGCAACTGCAACCGGGCAGAACCGCGAGGCTCAGGAGCGCGCTACGTCCTCCCTCGGCAATGCGTCGAAGGCGCAGGGCGATCTCGAAGCCGCGTCGGAGCGTTCCGCGCTCGTTCAAGAGCGTGCGGCCCTGCAGGTGGAGGCGGCGGCGGAGCGCCTGGCGGCGGCCACTGAGAACTCAGCGAGCCGATCCGGTGGTGCCATGTCTGGCGCCGCGGACGACGTGAAGGAATCCCTTCGGGAGTGGATGAACCGGCTCAAGGAGCAGGTGCGAGCACAGACCGAGTGGGCCGACAATATGGTGTGGCTCGCCGGGAACGCGAGCGGCGCTGTCGTCGGCAAGTTCGCCGAGATGGGTTCCGAGGGCGCCTACCTGCTCGCCGAGCTGCGGAAGAGCGGCGGCAAGGAGCTGGGGGAGCTGGAACGGCTCTTCGGTAACACCGCCGCGCAATCCAAGCTCGACCTGATCCAGTCGGCGACGACGCTCGAGCAGATCTATCCCGCGTTGGTGCAGAAGTTTGGCCGCAAGGCGGCCGACGAGCTGCGGCGATCGATCTTCAACGGGACTACGGACGTGAACAAGGCGCTCTCGGTTCTGAAGGCCTCGTACGACGGGAAGAACTGGCGCATCGGGATCGACGCGAACACCGCTTCCGCGGTGCAGAAGGCCGGAGGCCTGGTGTCCTACATCCAGGGGCTGAAGCCCGTGGTGAAGATCACGGCCTACGGCGAAGTGTCCTTCGGTGTAGGCAAGCCTCGCGCCATCATGATGGCCGGCGGTGGAGCGGTTACGGGGCCGGGGCCGAAGGGCGTCGACTCCGAGCTGCGCATGCTGGCTCCCGGTGAGCACGTCCTCACCACGGCCGAAGTCGACGCGATGGGCGGCCAGCAGGCCGTCTATTCGTTCCGTCGAAGCATCCGCGGCGGGCACACGCCCGATATCTCGCAGGCCGTCGCGAGCGGGGCCGGTGGCGGAAGCTCAGGAACCGTCATCCATCAGACCGTCTATTACCCCGTCGCTGAGCCGTCTTCGAAGGCGGCAATCCGCGCGGACAGGAAGGAGATCGGATGATCGTCTACGACATCAACGGAGTGAAGCTCCACGATCCCGCCGGCCGATGGTGGGTCACGGCCGAGGGGTCGTCGCACTCCGCCGCGGTGTCTGTGCGATCGGTCGACAACCGAACACCTGGAATGCCGGGGATCGTGCAATCGCCGATCCCCGAGCAGCTGGAAGAGGCCACCATCAACCTTCGGGTGATGGTGGCCTCTCGCGATGAGGCCGAGCGCGAGGCGCGATGGGAAGCGGTGAAGTCGCTCGTCATGGGAGGCCTGCCGTTCACCCTCGGCCGCGCAGTCGGAGGGGCGCGACGAACCACCACGGCGAAGGTTCGAAGCATCGGCGAGCCGGAGCTGCGTAGCAGCGCCGGAGCCCTTGCCGGAATCATCGGACTGACCATCCTCGACGGAGCATTCCACTCGCCACCGATCGACGTAACCGTGCCGCTGACGGCCGCCGGATCCGTGATCGCTCTTCCGGCGGTCGCGGGCTCGGCGCCGACCTTCGACTGGTGGGCGCGGGTGAACGGCCCCTGCAGCTCCGTCTCGCTCGAGCCTGTCATCAGTGGGGTCGCTGACCCCAAGCGTGCAGGCGGATGGGTGGGCACGAAGACAGCGGCGCAACGGCTGTTCCTCCGTCGCTTCAGTGCGTGGACAGCCGCGGGCGACGACTGGACCGAGCCAGCGACGCCGAATCAACTCGGCGCGGCCACGAGCGGAGCGTATGACTCCCTGGTGCTCGTGCCAGCGCCGACAGCGTCGGATCCGATGGTGCGATCCGCGCGGGTCCGCGCAATCGCTACGGGCGTCGATGCGACGACCACGATCACGATTAGGGCAGGTAGTTCATGGGTGTGACTCTTGGAGCGCGATTCGTCGCCTACGACCCCGCGGGCGCGAAGCGCGGCATTCTGCCGTACCCGCTCGCGGGAGCCGCCCGCGATGTGTTCAACGACATCGGCGGCGGCTCGATCGACTACCTCGCGGACGCGCAGCATTCGCCGTTGCTCGAGGGGCTGTGCGAGATCGCCGCCGAGGTCAATGACGGGCGAGGGTGGACCGAGCTCGGCGCCCGCATGCTTCGGCTGAAGCGCGGCGGATCCGTGATCGAAGAGACTCGCACCCGCCGTTACACGCTCCACTCGTACGGGATCCAGCTCAGCAAGATGCGGATGCTCCGCGAAGAGACGCTGGACGAGAACGGGGATCGCATCATCGCGTCGGCAACGGCCGGGGCGGTGATCAAGACCCTCTTCGACGAGACGAAGGCTCGCGGCAACGCGACGACCTTCCTCTACGACTTCACCGCGGCGGCCGACTCGAACGGCAAGCCGTGGGGCAGCACACTCCCTCCGATCACGCTCCGATTCGGCGACGACCTTCTGTCTCTGCTGCGCATGCTCGCGGACAACGGAGCTTGCGATTGGAAGATCCAGGGGCGCACCCTGCGCATGTTCAAGCCCGACACGCTCGGCACGAACAAGGCACCGACGATCCAGCTGTTCAACGGCGTAGATGTGGTCGAAGCTCCGGATGACGAGGACGCCACCGAGATGGCCGGGCGCATTGGCGTCATCGGCGACGAGGGGCGCACGTATGAGGCGATCAGCCCGACCGTGAACCCGTGGGGGCTCTGGGAAGAGAGCGTCAACGCGTCCGGCGTCAAGGACATCGGCGGCCTGCAGTTCATCGGCGAGGCCGAGCAGCGTCGCCGCTCCGCGCCGCGCGTTCAGATGACGCGGAAGGTGCGCACGGTCGACGTGCGGCACCTCCCGATCCTGGACTACGGCGTGGGCGACACCATCACGGTGCCGAACCAGTCGGGAACGCCGGAGGCCGTCCGCGTGCGCGAGCTTCAGCTCGACCTCGGCTCCGAGGGCGTCTCGGTCAACGCGACCCTGAATGACCTGATTCTCGAGCGCGACATCAGCGACCGCCGCAACTGGCAGGGCATGCTCGGCGGCGCGTCGTCGTCATCTGGCGGCTCAGGAACACCGACCGTCGACGACAAGCGCGCACCCGCGGTCCCGACTGGGTTCGTCTGCAGCTCCGCGCACCTGTGGTCCCCCACGGGGGAGCCGTTCGCTCTGCTCGATGCAGCATTCGTGCCGGTCAGCAAGGGCGTGGACGGCCGAGCGCTCATCGTGCGCAAGCACGAGCTGTACGGCCGCCGCGACGCGACCGGACAGGTATGGCGGAAGATCACCGACGTACCCTCCGGCGTCGCGCGAATCACGTTCAGCCCCATGCCCGTAGGCGAGGATTGGCAGTTCAAGCTCCGGGCGATCTCGGACGCCGGCGTACTCGGCGAGTTCACCGCCCCAGTGTCCCTGAAGCTCGCCGCCGACACGACGGCGCCTGATCGGCCTGAAGCGCCGGAGGCGACGACCCGTCTCGGGCAGATCATCGTCACATGGAAGGGACGCACGGCTACCGGGGATCCGCAGCCGATCGATTGGGCACATACCGACGTGCTCATGGCGACCGCCCCGGCCGGTGCTGGCGTGGTCGTCGGGCAGATCAGCCCTTCGGGTACGTTCGTGGCGCCCGAGCAGCCATACAACGAGCCGCGTTGGTTCGGGCTCGTGTCGGTTGACAGCTCGGGGAACCGCTCGGAAGAGTCCGCGCGCGCGACGGTGACGACGAAGCCGGCAGTGAGCACGGATCTCGATCAGGTGATCTCCGACAAGATCAATCAGGCCTCGAGTGACGCGAGCGACGCGAAGGGTGCCGCGAGTGCTGCGGCGACCGCGGCGGCCACCGCGCAGACGAAGGCGGACACGGCGAAGACGGCCGCGGACGCCGCTCAGGCGAATGCCGATGCGCTCAAGGCGCGCGGCACTGACCTGATCACCAACGGCAACGCGACTCAGGGGCGGCTCAACTTCTCGCAGTTCGTCCTCGAGGTCGGCGACCAGCCGCCGGGGACGGCGGGTGCTTTCTGGGCGGGCACGTCAGCGAGCGTGACGCGCTTTCTCGACGAGTTCTTTCCGGTGGACACCTCGAAGCCGGTTCTGGCCTCCGTGTGGGCGCGGGAGGCGACGCCTGGCGTCACCTCCCGCTTCTATCTCGGGGTGGCGCCCGTGGACATCGACGGGAACGTGATCGCGCCGACCAACTACATGGAACAGGCCGGTACGCGAACGACGCTGGCGGCTCCGCTTGTAGCGGGTCAGACGACGATGCGGCTGACCTCCGCGGTCAACTGGAACAACGCCGCGGGGGCGAACAATCACCTCCGCAACGTGATCTTCTGGAACTGGGTCGACGGCAAGGGCAAGCTGTGGGAGCCGGGAACGTACTCGCGCAACGTGCGATCCAATGCCTACGCTGACGGCGGGATCACGGGCAACACCGTGACGCTCTCGGCGCCGCACTCTGGGGCGACCATCCCCGCGGGCACTCCCGTGTCCAACGGCTCGGCGGGCGGCAGCTTCATGTACGTGCCTGGCATCGTTAACGCGCTCGCCTCGGCGACTTGGCATCAGTTCGTCGCTACCGCGCCGTTCGGCGGGGTGCACACGAACAACCTGATGGCCGCGACTACCGCCTGGCCCGTGGCGACCACGCAGGCCCGCGCGCTCGTCCTGTCCGCGTACACGTCTTCGGGTGGCGACTCAAAGCAGTTGTACGCGGGCTTCTCGATGTCTGAAGCGAACGCCGCTCAGCTCCGAGCGTCTGAAGCGAAGGCGGCAGCCGATGCCGCGGCCGCGGCTGCTGCTGCGGCTCAGACCGCTGCGGGCAACGCTCAGACGACGGCGAATCAGGCGCAGGAGTCGGCCTCCGGCAAGTCGAAGACGTACCGTGCGACCACCGTCCCCTCCGGCGTGGGAACGGCCGCGGAAGACACCTGGGAGCAGTGGTCTTCTCTGGCCGTGGGCGGCAAGCTGCTGGCCTTTTGGCGGTGGTCGGGCTCGAGCTGGGTCAAGGGAACGGTCGACGAGAGCTACCTCCCGTTGGTGAACATCGGCGCCGGCACGTACGGCGCACTCAACGGCGACCGCCTGACCGGGCGCACCGTCGCCGCCGAGAAGTTGTTGGTCACCGACTTTCAGAACTACTTCAACGATCCGACGTTCGCGAACCCGATCGGGTACTCCCCGTGGACGGCTGGCGGCGGTGCTATCGAGAAGGATGGAACGGGCACGCAGCATGGCGTGTATCCAGGCTTCACGCAGTTCTCCGTGTCGCCAGGTGAGCGGTACCGGTTCGCGGCGACGCGCGAGAACCTCGCGGGGTCGACCGGCGAGGCCATGATCGCAGTTCAGCGGCGCACTCCCGCCGGGGTTTACGTCACGGCCGTAGTCGCCCTCAATCTTCCTGGATCGGGCACGTTCTCGGCTGAGCTGACCGTCCCCGCTGGCGACGGGCTGTGGACGGTGGGAATCTTCACGCAGGCGAACATGCCTGTTGGCACCCGCGTTCGCCTCCGCGACCTCCAGATCCGCCGGATGACGGCGGGCGAGCTGATCGTGGACGGCGCCGTGACGGCCTCAAAGGTCGCGGCGAACGCGGTCACAGCGGACAAGATCGATGCTGGCGCGGTTACCGCGGTGAAGGTGGCGGCGAACGCGATCACGGGTGAGAAGATCTCGGCTGACGCGATCGACGGTAAGACGATCACGGGTGCGCTGATCCGATCGGCTGCGATCGGTGAGCGCACCGAGATGTCGCCTTCCGGTTTCCGCGCGGTGAACGCGGCGGGGCAGGATCTCGTGCGGATCGGGTACGGCGTGCCGACTGGAATGGAGGTGCGGAACCCGTACAGCGGGGCACTCGTGCCCCTGGCTAACGCCGCGTTCGGAATGACGAGTGTCGCCCGGTCGGACACGCTCGCATTTACGTTCTCGTACAACAACCAGGGGTATCAGTCGGGGTTCACTCGGCACGCGGCCGATACCTGCATCCTGACCTTCACGGCGGTGTCGACGGCGTACATCATCGACTTCGCGCAGGTCTGGGCTATCGGCCTCGCGGCCAACGGGCCGACCTTCAAGCCGAGTGTCGGCATCATGCTGAACGGCGTCGGACTGCTCGCTGCGGGCGTGCGCTTCACGGCCACGACTCCCGACAACGGGATATCCGCCTGGAACACCGAGGGCTTCCGTCGCGTGGCGCAGGCTCGCGGCGCGCTCCGCATCGACACCACGCCGGGCGTCGCCTACGACGTGCGGATGGACTTCAGCTCGTTCGGGGTGGGCAACTCATCCTCGACGGTGAACGGCACCTCGTCGCTGCGTGATCGCTTCATCATCGCGACGCCCGTATTCAGCTGACCAAAGAACGGGGAGCTCGGCGCACTGCCGGGCTCCCCACTTCGCACGACCCCTCGGTATCACCGGGGGGTCTTTGCTTTGAGAGGAACACAACATGACCGTTTGGGGACATGGATCCAAGACCAAACCGCGCGTGACTTCGCGGTATGGGGCGCGTTCGGGCGGAGCGTTCAGCTTCCACTACGGCACCGACTTTTCCGGGTACGTGGGCAACGACCTGAAGGCAATCCTCGGGGGCACCGTCACGCACGCGGGCTGGCTGAACGCGAGCGCAGGGAATGCGGTGGTGATCGACACACGACTGCCGGACGGAACCGTGGTGACGATCTGCCGCTTCCACCCCGCGTCCGTCTCAGTCCGCAAGGGCGATGTCGTCCGCGAGGGCCAGCGCATCGGCCAGATGGGCCGCACCGGCAACGCGACCGGCCCGTGCGATCACGTCGAAATTCGCTTCTGGGCGAAGGGCTCGTACAAGACGGTCGACCCCGAGCAGTGGATCGCCGCGCGAATCGCCGCGGAAGCGAAGGGCAGCAACAGCACCGGAGGCCTCTCGCAGTGGCCTGCGCGCTCACTCTACGGCGACGCGCATGTGCGGTCGGTGCAGACGAAGGCGAACCGCCTCGGCGCGAAACTCGGCGTCGACGGCAAGGACGGTCCCGCGACTCAGGCATGGGTGCGCGGCTTCCAGAAGGGCAACGGCCTGAACGCCGATGGAATCGCCGGGCCGCTCACGGTCGCCAAGATGGACGCGAAGCTTGCGCCTAAGCCCATCACTCGACCGACGATCCGCCGCGGATCGAAGGGGCAGGCCGTCGTCGACCTGCAGAAGCGCCTCGCGTCGAACTACCCGCTGTACGCCCGCAACCTGAAGGCTGACGGTGACTTCGGCCCTGCGGTCGAAGCCGCGGTGCGCGAGTTCCAGCGACGCGCCGGCCTCAAGGTCGACGGCATCGTGGGCGAGCAGACGTGGAAGCGACTGGGCTTCTGATGCCCCCAGAGGTGCAGGCCTTCTTGGAAGGCATCTCGGTGTGGACCGTCGTCGCATGGGGCGGAGTGCTCGCGCTGACGTGGGGCGTAGTCCGCAAGGTTTGGCCGTTGCTGAAGCGGCTCGCCGACTTCCTGGACGACGTGATGGGCGAGCCCGCCCGTCCCGGTGTGCCCGCGCGGCTCGGCCTCATGGAGCGGGTGATGCGGGTCGAGCACGAGCTGTTCCCCAACTCGGGGAAGTCGCTACGTGATCAGACCAACCGCATGGAGCAGAAGCTCGATCGCGACCACCAGCGGATCGGAGATCTTGCGGGCCAGTTCGAGCAGCACATCGGCAAGCCAATCCAGATCATCACGAACTACACGGAGGAGAAACCATGAAAGCACTGTTTGAATCGCTCGTGCGAACGTACGTGCCGTGGATCGCGGGCGTCGTCCTGGGCTGGCTGATCAGCCTGGGCGTGCCCCTCGACCCGGATGTGGAAGTGCAGCTGACTGTCGCCCTGATGGGGTTCTCGTCGCTGCTGTACTACTTCCTCGCTCGCGTCTTCGAGATCTACGTCTCGCCGAAGCTCGGCTGGCTGATCGGCCTCCCGAAACAGCCGCTCTACGAGGCGCTGCCGATCGGTCCGAAGACCGCGGGCTGA